CGTACGGCGTGGTGCGCGTTGGCGATGATGACGCGTTGTATTACATCCGTAGCGTGTACAAGGTTCGGCAGTTGCGGTGTCAGCAGTTGACGCTAGAAGCGATTGACGCGACGGCGTTTGCGTCGTTTGTGATGTACGACGCGGTTGATGTGAGTGACGGCACCCATTTGGTGACGTACAATGGGTTTACTGATGGATTCAATGAGGGTTTCGCGTAATGACGCAGACCGCAAAGATTTTGTCCGCGCTTCTTGCGCAGTTGCCCGACAATACGACGGGCGACATTTCTCCTGAAGATATTCGCGATGTGGTGGTGAGTCTGTTTCCGAGTCGGGGTCAATTGGACCTGACTTCGGCGGCGGCAACCACGTTTGCGTTGACCAATACGTGGTACAAGTTGGCTGGCGCGACGGCTCTTGACGCAACACTTGGTCAGGATGGGTTTAGTCAGAGTGCCAACAATACGTTGCGCGCGACCAAGGCGGTGTCACAGGTGCTATTGGTGACGGCGAACGTGGAACTCGTGTGTGCGTCAAACAACAAGCAGTTTGGTATTACGTTCGCCAAGAATGATGCGCCGATTGACAACATCCACGTGTCGGCGGTGCTTGCTAATTCCAATGACGGATACGGCTTTTCGATTACGGCGCTGATTCCGACGGAAGCGAACGACACGATTTCGGTGTATGTGCGCAATGAGACGGACACGACCAGCGTAACGGCAAGCAATTTGACTCTTTCGGCGGTTGGATTTATTCGATGACATATGGCGTTGATGCGCGCGTGTTGTGTGGTCAAGATGTGCGGCGTAGCGCAATGTGGCCTACGGATAGCGCGCGCGCGGATGCGTTTATTGCAGAGTATGGTGGAACGTTAAGCGTGATGCCCGTGGGCAATGTGGCGATTGCGTTGCAATGGGAAAATGAGATTGGCGAACTGCGCACGATTACGGCGGCAAGTGTGTCGGAAGGGTTTCACAAGTTGCGTCAATCAATGTGCAGGAATCACACGCAGGACTAACAACACGAAGAGGAACAGACAATGGCAGCCGGAAAGTGGAAACTCTACAATACTGCAAAGGTCAACATCAGTAACGGCACGACGGACCTTGATTCGCACACGTTTAAGATTGCGCTGTTTACGTCGGCATCCGATGCCAACACGCTGACGGAATCCGTCTATACGGGCCTGACCAATGAAGTGGCAAACGGCAACGGGTACACGACGGGTGGCCTTACGCTGTCTGGCGTTACGTGGACGCAAACGGGTGGCGTAGCGACGTTTGATGCGACGGACCCCGTGTGGACGGCAAGCGGTGGGTCAATCACGGCGCGGTTTGCGGTGATTTACGATGACACGTCGGCGTCGAAGGCGTTGCTGTGCGTGTGTCTGCTCGACACGGCTCCGGCTGATGTGACGGCGACGGCGGGTAACACGCTGACGATTCAGTTCAATGCCAGCGGCATCTTTACGCTGTCGGGCGCAACGACTGACGTATAAGCAGTTGTGAATGAGCCGACGCTAGACGCTGATATTGTGGTGGTGGGTCGCGAGGACGGCCCACCACCTGTCGTCGTGTATCGTCGCGTCAGTACAAACGACACGTGGGCGGTAAGCGGCACGTGCAACCAATGCGGATTGTGTGTTATTGGCGCGGTAGGCGAGTGGTACGTGTGGAATGGACCTCCGGGAACGCCGGGAGCATCAAGCGATACGCGCGTTCCCGGTCGCGCGGACGACCCCGTGTGTCCGGGATTCATTGAGGATATGCAGGAAATGGCGGCGGTGACGCCAACCGCAAATGTCGCGGGATGTTCTCTTGTAATTGAGACGCGGTAGCAATGCCAATTACGCGCTATTACCCAATCAGCGCGACAACAACCCGTCCGTCTGGCGACCCGACGACGGAGCAAAGCACATCGTTCCCGTGGGGAACGGCGGTTACTGCGTACACACAAGCACCAGAGTTTGTCACGCTTGGCTTGACGCCACCAACGACATCTCCCGGTGCTATCGTCCAATGGAATTCGCTTGCGCAAACCGCGCGGCAATCAGCGCAAATTGGTCATCTGCGCTACGTACTTGGCGCGCAAAATATTCCGGCTGGGAATTGGACAATTGCGCAAGCAGTTGGCGAAACAAACGCGGCGGCGAATTCATTTTTAGGGCTGAATATTTATGTGTGGCGTCCTTCGACTAGCACAAAGGTCGGGACGATTTATGGCGCACAGCAACAACTTGGTGCTGAGTGGAATACCACAACTAATTCGCGCATTGTCACCGTTAATGGCACGGCAGTCAACAATGTGCAAGCCGATGACTTGCTCATTGTTGAAGTCTGGCAAACTTCTACGCAAGCAATGGGCACGGCCTATGCGCAAACGTGGAACTTCAACGCGCAAACGGGCAACGCGAATTTTTCTGCCGATGGGCAGACTAATCTCAATTCGTGGATAGACGCGCCGGATACGCTTGTACCGCCAGCCAATCCGCAAACAGCGGAACCGGGAACGGGCGTTGGTACGTTTGCAGGATTTGCGGCGTCTATCCTGTTGCCGATTGCGATTGCGACGGGCGTTGGCGTTGGTGCGTTTACGGGATACGAACCAAGTGTCGTCACAACCAATAACACGTTTGTTGAATGTGGCGTTGGTGCGTTAAACGTCACGGGGTATGCGCCAAACGTTGTTGCGCCACAATCGGTATCGACCAATACGGGCGACGTTCAGGCGACGGGATACGCCCCGAGCGCGCGGACGGATGTTGTTGCAGTTACGGCGACGGGCACAGGCACGTTTACGGGCTTTGCGCCTGTTGCCAGTACGCCCGTCGTGGCGGTGTCGAATACGGGCGCGTTGGTGGCAACGGGCAATGCGCCGTCAGCGGTTGTAAGCAACAACATTGCGGTTGCGTCTGGCGTTGGTGCGCTTACAGCGACGGGATTTGCCAGCGTTGTCGTGACGCCCAAAGTGGTGCAAAGTGGCGTTGGGTTGCTGATTGTTGATGGACAGCAACCCGCCGTAGCGGTAGGCAACGCGGTTGTTGTTCAAACGGATACTGGCGTTGGCACATTCACGGGATACGCGCCGACACTTCTTGATACGATTGTCGTCGAAACATCAACGGGCAATGGCGTATATACGGGTTACGCGCCAGATGTCGTTGATGGGTTCCGTATTTATCCGCAGACGGGCGCACTTGTTGTCACGGGATATGCGCCGACGATTGCTGGCGCGGTTGTTGTCGAGACGGCAACGGGTAGCGGCGTATACACGGGCTTTGCGCCGACGTTTGTATCGCCTACCAGCGTCAGTACGGCGACAGGTGTTGCGACGTATAGTGGATTTGCACCAAGTGTTGTGGCAAGTGACAGCACCATCGTTGTTACGGCAACGGGTGCGCTCAATGCCATTGGCTATGCGCCTGTTGTTGCAACGCCGCGCGTAGTTGCGTCTGGCGTTGGCGAAGTCATTGCGACGGGATACGCGTCACAGGCGGTTGCGCCACAAGTAGCTGTTACCGCTACGGGCGCGTTGGTTGTCGTTGGGTACGAACCAACCATCGTCATCGCGTCGTATGTGGTTACGCGTATCGTGGCGATGGATTTTTCAGGCGATGCGGTGGCGTTGATTGACCAATCGGGCAATGCGGTATGGGTCAAAACGCAGAGCGACAACGCGGTAAATCTGGTTGAAAATTCGGGGCAAGCTGTATTGCAACGTGTGGGGGATACAGCGCAGATTGAAGTAATAGACTCATCACAGGGTTCCGTTTAGGAGAAAGGCCAATGACGCAATACATCACAAGCAAAACCATTTCTCCAAACAATACGTATTTGGTTCGTCAGGCGATGACCAAATACAACACGACCACGGACAAGTTTGCGGCGTGGACGGGCGCAACGCTCCAAGTGGGGTTTTATGAGGACGCGCTCGGCGCGACCGCGATTGCGGGACTTGGCGGGTTGGGTATGACGGAATCCACGGCGACGCCGGGAACGTATTACTGCTTGGTACTTGGGTCACAGACGGCAACGCTGTCGGCGTACGCGGGTGATACCATCTA